CAAGCAAGCTATTGCTGAAGCTAAATCTGTAAGAGAAGCCGCTATTGCTAACGCTAAAGAAGCTTTAGAAGAGACTTTAACTCCTCATCTAAAAGATATGTTAGCTGCTAAACTTCAAGAAATGGAAGATTCCAAATCTGAAGAAGTAGTTAATGAATCTACTGAAGAAGAAATTAAAGAAGCTCCTGCTAAAGACGAAAAAGACGAAGCTGTTGAAGAAGCTCCTAAAAAGGAAGAAGATTCAATGGAAGAAGCTAAAGAAGAAGCAGTAGAGGAAGATCTAACAGTTGCTCCAGAAATGGCAGAAGCTGAAGAAGAGGAAGAACTAGAGGATGAGTCTGAAGAATCAGATGACGAAGGTGAAGCCGAAATCGATGACGCTGGCGAAGAAGAAGCTGGCGAAGAAGCCGTTGATGGTGACGAAGAACTAGGTGATTTAACTGTTGATCAGTTTAAAGAAATGGTTCGTGACATCATTGCCCAAGAAATGGGCGGTGGAGAAGAAATGGGTGATGACATGGATGCTGGAGATATCGAAGGTATGGGCGACGAAGCTCCTATTGAAGAACCAGCAGATGACATGGAAGAACCAGAAGTAGAAGATGAAACTATTGATTTAGATGAACTTCTTGCAGAACTAGAAGCTACTGTAGCTGAAGGTGACAAAGAAGAAGATTCAATGGAAGAAGCTAAAGAAGAAGTAGAAGAAGAGGAAAAAGTAGAGGAAGTATCAACTGCTAACTCAACTGAAGTACAAGACACTGCTGACTCTCAAGCTCAAGGTACCAACATCAATAGAGTAGTTAACGAAGAAGAACTAAAAGAAGCTTTAGAAACTATAGAGCAACTTAAAAAAGATCTTCACGAAACTAATCTTCTAAACTCTAAGTTATTATATGTTAACAAAATCTTTAAGGCTAACAACCTTAACGAATCTCAAAAAGTTAACATTATAGCTGCTTTCGACAAAGCCGAAACGGTAAAAGAAGTAAAACTTGTTTTTGAAACAGTTTCTGAAAATGTAGTTACTGCAAAAAAAGAAACAGTTACAGAATCAAAAGTAAAAGGAATGGCATCTAAAGCTACAGGAACTACTGCTGCTAAACCAGAAGTAATCAATGAAGTATCAGATACTGTCCTTAGAATGCAAAAATTAGCTGGAATAATTAAATAATATTTTAAAAAGACATGGAAATTAATAACCTTTTAGAAAGCTCAAACAACTACAAAAGCATGCAAGCTGACGCAGCTCGTTTGGCTGAGAAGTGGTCTGCTTCAGGTTTGTTAGAGGGAATCGAGGATGAAAGATATCAGTCAAATATGGCGATGATCCTTGAGAACCAAGCAAAACAAATCGTAGCGGAAGCTAACTCAACAAACGTAGGCGGAGGAAGCTTTTCTGCTGGCGGTGGTGAACAATGGGCTGGTGTAGCTTTACCTTTAGTAAGAAAGGTATTTGCTCAAATCGTTGCACAGGACTTTGTATCTGTACAACCAATGAACTTACCATCAGGACTAGTATTTTATCTAGACTTTAAATATGGTACTGGAACTAACGGAAGAAACGACGGAGAAAACCTATACGGTAACGTATCATCTGGATCTGTAAAGATGGGTGTTGATACTGACGTAGCTGGTGGTCTTTATGGCGCTGGACAGTTTGGTTACTCAATCAACCAAGTATCTTCTGCTGGTGGAACTGCTGCTGCAGTAACTGCTGCAACATCTGCATCTGTTAACTATGAAGCAGAAGCTGTTGCAAACATCGCAGGACAAACTTTAGAAACAGTAACTATTGCTACTTCTGAGATCCCAGGATACGACGAACTAGGTGTTAGAGCGTTTAGAGTTGCAGGTACTACTATTTTACCTCAATATACTAAAATCGACGGTTCTAATATCGTATTTGTACAATATGGTACAGGAACTCACCTAGCAAACTCTGCTACTCCTGTAATATACTATCACAAGCAACCAGTAGATAACGACAGAGGAGACTTTGAAGCATCATCTACAGCTGCTGTTGATACATCAATCACTATACCAGAAATCGACGTTAAACTAGCTAGTGAGGCAATCGTTGCCAAAACTAGAAAGTTAAAGGCTCAATGGACTCCTGAGTTCGCTCAAGATCTTAACGCATATCACTCTATCGATGCTGAAGCTGAGTTAACTTCACTATTAAGTGAATATATCTCAATGGAAATCGATCTAGAGATTCTTGATATGTTGATCTCTGAAGCAAGAACTACAGATAAGTGGTCTGCTGAGAATAACAAAGTATGGGGAGGTTCAGATTGGACTACTTCTACTTCTGATTTCTACAATACTCAAGGACAGTGGTTCCAAACACTAGGAACTAAAGTTCAAAAAGTATCTAACAAAATCCACCAAAAAACTTTAAGAGGTGGAGCAAACTTTATTGTAACTTCACCTAACGTAGCTACAATCCTAGAATCTATTCCTGGATATGCTGCTGCAACTGATGGAGATCAGCAAGAGTTTAACATGGGCGTACAAAGAGTCGGTAGCTTAGCTAACAGATTCAAAGTGTACAAAAATCCTTATATGACAGAGAATATCTTATTATTAGGGTTTAGAGGAAGCCAGTTCCTAGAAACAGGAGCTGTATATGCACCTTACGTACCATTAATGATGACTCCTCTAGTATACGATCCTGAGACTTTCACTCCAAGAAAAGGTCTCATGACTAGATATGCTAAGAAGATGATCAGACCAGAATTCTACGGAAAAATCTTTATCTCTGACTTAACTCAGATCTAAGATTAACTTAGAATAATAATAAAGAGAGGGCTTCGGCCCTCTTTTTTTTTGGCTATTTATATAAAACTGTAATAGATGGCAAGTGTAACTATATGGGATGGATCAGCAACTTTTACTTCGGGTAGCTCTACTCCTTTCGGATTTTATGATAGCGATACCGACTTTCAAACTGATGCTGCTAAGGTAGCAAAGTTTTGTGGTACTCGTTTAGGATTCCCTTTAATGGATGTGGAACTTCAAGATCAAAACTTTTTTGCTTGTTTTGAAGAAGCAGTTACTACATACGGAAACGAAGTATTCCAATATAAAATAAGAGAAAACTATCTATCTCTAGAAGGAAGTGATAGTACAGCAGGTTCAGCTAATAATAAAATAGTTAACCCTACATTAGATAGAGTAGTTAACATAAGTAAAAACTACGGTACAGAAGCAGAAGTAGGAGGGTTTGTAACTAGACATACTGGTTCATTATCAGTTACTTCTTCTAAACAAGAATATGATTTAGATCAATGGGCTACTGATCAAGGTATTACAGGTAATATAGAAGTAAGAAGAGTATTTTATGAATCTCCTCCAGCTATATTAAGATATTTTGATCCTTATGCTGGTACTGGTACTGGTATTCAATCCTTAATGGATGCTTTTGACTTCGGATCTTTTAGTCCTGGAGTAAACTTCTTATTAATGCCTGCATCATATGACCTACTTAAAGTACAAGCTATTGAGTTTAATGATCAGATAAGAAGATCAGCATATTCATTCGAACTTGTAAATAATAAACTTAAAATATTTCCAATACCTAAGACTAACTACAACTTAAGGTTTGAATATTTTAAAGTAAATGATAAAAAAGCAGCAGGCTTTTTAAATGGAACTGGATTAGTTACTAATGTAGCTGAAGTTCCTTATGATAATCCTACTTATGGTCAAATAAACAGCGTAGGTAGACAATGGGTATTTAGATATACCTTAGCATTAGCAAAAGAACTACTAGCATATGTACGTGGAAAGTATCAAACAGTACCAGTTCCTGGTTCTGAAGCTACTCTAAACCAAGCTGACTTATTAGCAGATGCTAGATCAGAAAAAGAATCCTTATTAACTCAGTTAAAAGAGATGTTAGATCAAACTTCTAGACAATCTCAACTTGAGAGAAAAGCAAATGAAGGAGAAAATTTAAAAAAGTCATTAGGAGATGTTCCTATGACTATATATGTAGGTTAATGAAGTTAAAAGATATCATATTAGGTGAGGCTATCTACACTCCTTATCGTGCAATGGTGCAGGTTATAAGTAGAGAAGCTAGTCCTTCAGTGTTAGCAGACCTTATTCGTGCGTTACCAGGTGTAACTACATGTACTATAGCAGGTTCTGACGATACAGCTAATAAATACACCTTCAAAGTTAAACTTATTACTCAGAAACCTGCAGCAGAAGCATTCTCATCGCTAAAAAGTAATGCAATGAGTAAATATACAGAGATTAACGCGTTTAAAGTAGCTGCTAACTCAGTTGAACGCATGAAACGACCAGGAGAATACTAATATGCTATTTGGATCTAACAGAGACTTCGATTTACTCGTTAATATTAACAGAGAACTACTAAAAGACATAGTAGAACAGGAGATCCTATACCATAAGTTAAGTTTAGAAGATTTAGACGTTAACTTATATGGAGAATCTCTTCAAAAATCGTATTGGGAAGCAGTTAAACTAAACTGTCTTATAACTAGAGGCGATCAAGTCATAGATATTGACGATTTTGGACCTGATTTAGGTAGAGAAGCATCATTTGCATTTTTAAGACCTGATTTAGTCGATTCTAATGTAGTTCCTGAAGTAGGAGACATAGTTCAATGGCAGAATGACTTTTATGAAGTAGATACTGTAAGGGAAAATCAACTATTTCTTGGTAGAGATAAGAGTTATAACCTTGCTTCTTATGGTAACGGGTTTGGTTCTTCACTTTCTATTGTATTAGATTGTCATTTAACAAGAGCCGACAGAGTTGGCATAACTGAAGTAAGATAACATGGCTGAAAACACACCTATACCTAAATCTCAAGAACAACTATCTAACGAATCACTTGGAACTACCTCTGTTGATACTAATAATAGAGGATATCAGGTAAGTAGAGACGATAACGTTGATAATTTTACTGTAGGCATCAAAGATATTGATGAAGCTATATTTTACTACTTTAATGAAGTATTAAAACCCTCTGTTACACAAAATGGTAAAACTTTTAACGTTCCAGTTGTGTATGGATCACCAGAAAGGTGGGCAGCTATGCAGAAAGACGGGTATTACCGTGATAAAAACGGTAAAATGCAAGCTCCTTTAATAGTTTTTAGGAGAGATAGCTTAGAACGTAATAGAAACCTTGGAAATAAGCTAGATGGTAACAAACCTGTACATTTTGGAGTGTTTCAAAAGAAGTTTTCAAGAAAAAACTCATATGATAAGTTCGATATACTAAATAATAGAGAACCAGTTAAAGAATACTATGCTGTTGCTATACCTGATTATGTAAATATAGTATATAGTTGTATTATTTATACTGATTATATGGAGCAAAACAATAAAATCATAGAAGGCATTAACTTTGCCTCTGATTCTTACTGGGGTAACCCAACTAAGTTTAGATTTAGAGCTATGATTGATAACTATACTACTGCAACTGAGATAGTTCAAGGTAATGATAGGATAGTTAAAACTAACTTTTCTATTAATCTACTTGGTCATATAGTAACAGACACTATAAACGCACAAGCACATAACTCAAAAAAGTACTATTCTAAAGCAGCAGTAAAAGTTACTACTGAAACTACTGGTAATATAAACGATATATAGGATGGCAGGTAGATTTGATAGTATATTATCCGGTTCGTTAGTATTTAGTAAGGATGGAGTCTTTGCTTCTAGTATAGTCCCACATCCTAATGCACTTACTATAACAGGATCTGTTAAAATCTCAGGTTCTAACCTTATATTAAACGGTAGTGACGTAGGATTACGTATTACAACGTTAGAAGCCGGTCAAGGAGCTGATCAAGTTAAGTTTGGAGCTATTACTTTATGGACTTCCTCTATATCTGAATGGACTGGATCTACTAATCAATACATTGCTAACTTAAATCAAGTATCTGGATCGTTAAATCTATTTACTGGATCAGTAGAAAGTAGAGTTTCCTCATTAGAAGCTTCTTCTTCACTAGAAAATGTATCATCTTCTTTATTAGATACAAGATTAACTACTATAGAAAGTAAAGCTTTAGTAAGTAGTTCAGCTCAAATCGATGCTTTAGGGTTTTTATCTTCAAGTATAACAGGTATTGTATCAAGATCAGCACAGATATCCGATTTAGGATTCATTACCGGTAGTAAATATAGTCAGTTAGAAGAAATACCAGGTGGTATCTTATCATCATCAGCACAAATAGCTACTGAAATATCAGGAGCAGGTGCTATGACTTATGTTACTAGTAGTAATCTTAACTTAAAAGAGATAAAAATCAATGATTATGATGCTGATGTAGCAGCTACTTACAATAGTGGTAGGTTAACCCTTACTTTTGGGACACCTGCACAACCTTCTTCTATTAATATAGCATTATCAGGGTTCAATACCGATAGATTTAACCAAACATCCGATTCATATGATATAAATGCTACATGGAATAACGGAGGATACATAATACATACTGCATCTATATATGAAGGTAACGTATTACTATCAGAAGTTAACACAGGAACGTCAATATCCTTCCCAACTTCATCTATTGGTAGTCATACTTACAAGCTAATCTATACAGCTAGTTCACCTTTAGATAACTCTATATACACAAACAGTGATACTGTTAATGGAACACTATCAAAAAGTAATCCTGCACAACCTTCACTAACATCCACACCATCAGTACAGTTAGGATATAGTTCAAATCAAATAGAACAAGGTGCAACAGGTAGTATTACATTTACTTCTTCATCATCTGCTACAAGTAATCAATGGGAACTTAATAGAACTGAAACAAATCTAACAAGTCCTTATATAATAACAGGTTCAGCTACAGGATCAACATCAATATCTATTACAGCAACAGCATATTATGATTCCCCAGTAGGAGAGAACTCACCAGATACTAGTACTACACGTGATAGAACTAATACATACAGTAAAATAAGAAGTGTTAGATATGGAGCAAGTGCTTTAACTACGTTTAATACAAGTCAACTATCAGATTTAGCATTTTGGGATAGTACTATAGGCGGTGAGGTAGGTACTATCGATAAAGGTAACACTAATCCTAGTGGAGATAGCTTAACTATATCATGGTCAGGTGATAAGTATCATTATATAGTATATGATAGTTCAAGAAGTAACTTATCTAATATTACAACCAGTGGATTTGGTGTATTAGGACAGTTTAGTGTAACAACTATCGGACAATATAAAGTATATAAAACAAACACACTACAGGCCGGAGGTGGCGGCAGTAGTATAACATATGATTTAACATAAGATATGGCGATTATACTACCAGGCGGGTTTAATATAACTAACAACGAACCATCAGATGCAAGGTTTAGCGTTGCAAATGCTGCTGCTCGTTATGCTTTATCATCAGCTAATGTATATGAAGGGTTAACTGTATACGAACAGGATACTAATCGTTATTATATTTTAGTAGATACATCTAATCAAGGTAATGCAGCAGGTTGGCAAGAGATTTCTACTGGAAATGAGTTCTCAGGTTCTTCTATTATAGGTAGTGACTTATTAAATCTACATAGTATTACAGGATCTGTAGGAATAACTGGGTCATTAACTTTACAAAACTCCGATCTTGAAGTTACTGGTTCATTTAATCTTAAGTTAGATGGTGTCTCAAAGTATTTTTCTATTGATATTAATGGAGAGGAAAAAGTAAAAGTAAATACAGAAGGAGTATTCCAACTTATATCACAAAGTTCAACTCCAACAGCTGTAGAAGGTGGTATTTACTACGGGAATGATTATAATCTATACCTAGGAGTAAACGAATAAGTTACATATTTATAAACATAACAGTATTTTAGCATGGCAACTTGGAAAAAGATAATAGTATCAGGGTCATCGGCTAACCTAGCCAACTTACAAGTAGACTCTCTTTCATCTGGTGTAGTAACTGGAGCATCAGGCAACTTAACAACAACTCCTATAGCAGGAACAGGTAATATTGTTGCCCAAAACTCAGCAGTTGTCGACATTAGTGGATCTTTTTCAGGTTCTTTCATAGGAGATGGGTCTCAGTTAACAGGTGTAGCTTCTACTTTATCCTATAGTGGTTCAGGAGCAACAGGTGGTGGTGATACTATCAATCTTAAAACTGAAAACTTAAAGTTTGAAGGTGGTAATAACTTATCAGCAACTGTTACTAACAATACTGTTACATATAACCTTGGTGGAAGTATAGTTTCAAGTTCAATACTTACTTCTAATGCTCAAGGACAAGCAGTTTTAGTAAATAACGGAGTTTCTGGTTCAAATGTAGACTTAGGTCTTCAAACTACCGATGATGTAACGTTCAATAACTTAAATCTTACTGGTAATGCAGAGATAGACGGTAACTTAACAGTAAACGGTACATTAGCTTACTTAAACACTACTAATACTGAAATAAAAGACAAATATATCCTTCTTAACTCAGGTTCTACTGATCCAGACACTGCTGGACTTGTTGTAGATCAAGGATCTGGTGCTGGTGATGCATTTTTATTCGATGCTACTGATTTTAGATGGGGTGTAAACAAAAATATATCTGCAACTACAGGATCTGCTAATACTGAAGCACATGTTTCTGTAGTAGTTGATGAAAATGATACTAATCACATAGATGAAGCTTATTACCAAAAAAACGGCAATATAAAAGTAGATACTTCTGGTGATATTTTTATCTATTCTTAAAATAAAGTTATATGCCAGTACAGGCTAAAGGTAAAGTTATAGATGGGCACGACGCTGCTGATTTAATAGCAAAAAAATCAATAGAAAAAAATAATCTTACTAAACAAGAGATTGAGTTTATACTTAATCACTTAAGAGACTCTAACTACAAAGGACATGAGTTCGAAAGATTTTATGTAGTTTGGGTTAAGTTAAACTCTATGTTAGAAAAGTTAAAATAGTAAAACTAGGCTTTAAAACCTTTTCCTATTTATTAATGATATTATTGGCCCTTAAGGGAAGTGGGCAGGCAATCCTGTAACCAACCATAGTAAAAGTGTAATGCCGAACTGGAAAAAACTAGTTGTTAGTGGCTCTTCAGCTGCTCTCAGCAATCTTAATGTAACTAATGCTGTAACCGCTTCATATTTCAAAGGAGATGGATCAGCATTAACTAATATTCCTACCTCAGACGGATTTCCTTACACAGGTTCAGCAATAATATCAGGAGCTTTAGATGTAACAGGTTCAGTTAAAGTATCAGGATCTGTAACAGCTCATTCATATACAGTTCAAAATGGAACTGGAACACCAACTTTAACTTCAGGTAATAGTATTATATTAAGCGGTTCAGAAGCTTTAATACTAAAAGACTTAGCTTTAAGATTAGAATCGTTTACTAATGCCGAAACATCTTCTCTTACTTCCCAAGATGGTGACATAATATACAACTCAGATAGAAAAAAGATTCTATTCTATACTGGTTCAGATTGGAAACATGTTTTAGTTCAAGGAGATGCTGCAAACCTACCTTCAGGAGTAATATCTAGTTCGGCACAAATAGATAATCTCTTTAATATAGATGGTATAGTTTCATCATCTACTCAGATATCTTCATTAGGATTTATCTCTCAATCGGCATCTGGATTTCCATTTACAGGTTCTGCAATAATATCAGGAGCATTAAACGTTATAGGACCAGTAACTGCTTCATATTTCAAAGGAGACGGAGCTGGGTTAACTGGATTAACTTTCGCTCAATCAGTAACTGTAAAATCTACTTTTACTAGTTCATTAAGTTCAAATGTATATCATGGATTTGGTACTAGAAATATATTAGTCTCAGTTTACGATTTTAACTATGATCAGGTTATACCTGCAAGAATAAGATTAACTGATGATAATAATATAAATGTACAGTTCGCATCACTAACTAGTGGTCATATAGTTGTAGCTAAAGGAGGTCATATAGTATCAGGAACTCAACCAGTATCTGAGCTTGCAACTTTTTCAGATTCTTTTTCAGGAGTTACATCTTATAGTGCTTCCCACAACTTTAATAGTAAAAACGTTGTAGTTCAGGTTTATGATCAAAATGACTTTTTAATAATACCTCATTCTATTGAGTTAGCTGATAATAATACAGCTATAGTAAAGTTTACTTCACCTAAATCAGGACAAGTAGTAATAGGAAAAGGAGGACATATAGTTTCTTCTTCTGTAGATAACTCAGCTAACCTTGGAGGTTTACCTGGTACTTATTATAGAAACTATAATAATCTAACTAATGTACCTTCTGGTATAGTCTCATCATCAAATGCTGTATATAACATAAGTGGTAGTTTATTACCTTCTATAACAGAAGTATTTGATTTAGGTTCTTCAACTAAAAGATGGAAAGATTTATACCTAAGTGGGTCAACTATATTTTTAGGTAATACTCAACTATCTTCAACTCAAGGTCAAAACTTAGAACTTAAAGATCATACTAATCAAAGAACTAACTTAGTATTAGATGAACTTCATATAGGACAACTAGGTTCTACTTCTATTATATTAAGAGAACATAGCGGTGGGTTAATGATTCATCATTCAGGTTCAAGCAATATGCTTCCTGTACCAACTGCTTCGTTTGCTCTGACAGCATCTTATGCTGAAAATGCAGGAGCAGGAAGTGGATTTCCATTTAGTGGTTCTGCAGTCATTACAGGTTCATTAACTATTACAGGAGGAGGTTTTGTAGGAGATGGATCAGGATTAACAAATATATCTGCTAGTATAGCTGAGACTGCAACTTTAGTAGATACATTTACTAATGTAACATTTAAAACATCAACACATAACTTTAATACAAAGAATGTAATAGTACAAGTTTATAATAACAGTGATGAGCTTATTATTCCATCCTCTGTTACAACACCAACAGTTAATACAGTAAGGGTAACATTCCCTGAAACTGTTTCTGGTAGAGTAGTTGTTGCAAAAGGTGGGCATATAGTATCCGGTTCTGGTGGTGGAGGCGGTGGAGGAGGCTCTGCAGATATATTAATGCACCCTCAATCAGTCACTACTGATGTTACTATACCAGATTATTATAACGCCCATTTTATCGGGCCTGTTGGACTTAACTGCACTGTAAGTGTTGCTTTGATTCAGTATTAAGTATTATAGAGAACTAAACATATTTATATAAAATGAGTATATTAAAAGTAAATAAGATTCAACCTTTCTCCGGAACTAAGGTTTCTATAGTTGGAAACTCTAGTATTACCGGGTCGTTTACTGGTTCCTTTTTTGGATCACTGGGGGGTGCAGTACCATTTGCAGATATAACAGGTAAACCTACTTTAATATCTGGATCAGATCAACTTGCTGGCACTACAGTAAATGGATCCTTAACAGTAAACAATACATTTAGCATACTCTCTGCATCACATGCATATAGTCAAAACACAGATGCTGATACAGGAACTGAAACAGTAGCTACTATAGCTACAGGATCAAGTACAGCAGCATTTTTTGATTATGTAGTAACAAGCGGTTCTAATGCTAGAGCTGGGACTGTAATGACTACATGGAATGGAGGTAATATAACATACGCTGATACATCTACAGCAGATATAGGTAGTACTACTTCTGTAGATATGACAACAGCAATAAGTAGTGGTAATGTTCTATTAAGAGTTACGACTACTACAAATAACTGGAGTGTAAAAACAGTAAGTAGAATATTTTAAATATTTATTAATATGGCAAATCAACTAGTAATAAGAAATGGTTTTACCTCTATGAATGATTCATTTGTAACTGGATCACTAAATGCATCTACAACAGTAGAAGGACAAATAGTAAACGCAAGAGGAAACTTAACACAAGGAGGTGCTGACCAAACATTTGTAACAGATGGACTGGCTGCAGCTTTTTCAATAGCTTTAGGATAAAAAATAATATAATAAGATGGCAAAATCGTTAGTTAATCATTATACAATAAACAGGGTAAATAACACTGTTGCTGTAGAAAACAGAATTAAACCTGCTCGCCTTCTGCTCATAACAGATGTAGATAGTAACGCTATTATCTACAACTTTGCTGTATCAGGATCTGGGATTACTTCCCACTCTTTCGATAACCAAACTGAGCAGACTATTTTTCACTTACAGAAAAACCTAACAACGTTAGGAATAGACTCAGGTTCAAACCTTCAAATATTCGTAGAGAAGGATCATCAAGAAATAACACTAGATGAAACATATGTAGATCCAGTAAGTAAGATCAGGGTATCTAATCCGGAAAACCTTATTGATACTGACTTTGAATACGGGCTTCAATCAACAAAATGGGAAACAGTAGAGTTATCTAATAACGTGCCATCCTACTATATCTCTGATGCTGATTATGGAGTTAGCGGAGTAGTACAAGTTGCTTGTAAACAAGATTCAGATATTATTACTGTTAGTACTACTAATCCTCATAGATTAGTTCAAGGAACTCCTTTAGATATTATAGGATTATCTTCACAGACAGCTGAAGGAAAATATATTATACAGGCTGTAGTAGATGATATGACATTTACTTACAAAGCTAGAGCAGTACAAGGTAGAACAGGTAGGTTAGATGGTACATATACTATTATTACTCCTGGTCAGTTTTATGCTGGTTCTCAAATACCTTATCAAAAAACTGCAGGTATTACTACTGATGAAGCAGCAGCTTCAACTGTTACTGTAACAACACCTAACGAACATGGATTCGTTTCTCAATCTAACTTTTATTTAGTAAACTCTGTATCACCTAAAATCATACAAGTAGATGTAACATCAACAACTGCTCCAGATGGAGAACCTTTTGTTGATCCAACTAATACAGTACAAAGTGTACTATATGCTGATACTAGCAATACAGAAACTAAACAAATGAAATCTACTTATGCCTTTAAGTTTGGTGCGGATAAGGTAGATGTAGCTAGTGATAAAATAAAATGGCCTAATAGTAACCTAAAACTTAATGACTGTCTTCTTTATGCACCTGCTCAAAAAGATACTCCAATCGGAGGTTTACAGAGATTTATGGTTTATTACATATCAGAGGTAGATGCTTCTGGTGTTAAGTTAACAGATTCCTATAATGGGTCTACCATTAATCTTACATCTACTGGAACATATACTAAAGGACAAGGTAGTTTACATTTAGTATACGAAACAGTTAGAACAACAAAACCATATGGGTCGTCCCAGACCTATTATTATAGTAGGTATAACCAACAGGGAATTGGATCAGGATGGGATAGACATTCATCATCAGGATATTACAATGGAAACTACTGGGGAATAGGAAATACAGTACCTGAAGGTATGGTATTTATGTCACCTAATGGATATGACAACTGGTCTTTAATAATGCAAAATCCATTTTATTCTTCAGGTAGATCTAGTACTTGTCAAATGCCTGAAGGAAGTCATGCTAACGTAGCAAACTTCTTGGAAGATTATACAATGTATAGACCATCTAGTACTTGTAATCCAAATACCTTCTCGCATTATAGCACTGCATATATGGCTAGGTATTTCCCTCAACAGTGGAGTTATTATTGGAGTAACTACGATTATTCTCACTATAACAGAAATATGTTCCATATTCTTTTAGAATCAGATCAAGAACAAGATACATTCTATGTAGAAAATCACGGATTAGCCGAAGGCACAACTGTTACATTGGAGAGTACTGGATCCTCTCTATACTATAGTACTCATAATGCTAGCTGGATTTCTTATGCTGGTGTAGGATCTGGTTCTATAGCAGATGGGGATTATACAGTTGAAGTACCATCTACAAATAGATTTAGATTAGTAGATTCAAATACAGGTGATAACTTTAGATTAATGAATGCTGATGGTGATTACACCTTCACAGCACAAATAGCTAAATCAACTGCAAACTCATTCTATTCTGCCGATCATGGATTATCAGATAATGAAGCAGTAGCATTTTCAGTACTTGCTGGAGGAACATTACCTACTTCTGATACTGGAAGATTAGATATTAACTCTTCTAAAAATACTGGAAATGTAGATATTGCTTATACAGTATTATATAACTCTTTGAATACTTGGTTGGGGGCTAACTTACCATCTCATCAAGATATATTAATGGACGGTCCAGATGCTAGAAACCCGATCCAAAACGGTCAAGCTACAGGAACAGCAACTTGGTTAAATTCTTTCTTCTATGATGGAGTTTATACATACTCACCATTAAACGGAGGATCAAATAGCGCTAACTCAGCTGTTACTTACCAATGGGGTGACTCTGTTATAGATTTAGCTAATGGAACTAACAATGCAGGATCAGGATTTAGTGCAAAAGGTACTAAATATGATTCTAATCAAACTACTCCTTTTTATGCTGTATGTTTTATGGCATCAAGAGTACTACCTGTGAGTGATTTTAGAATATATACAAGACCTTATTCAGATAGTGGTCCTAACACTTATAGTACATGGTATCAAAGAAGTCATGCTGATAGTTTTTATTCTTCTGGATATTATACTATAGAAACAGACGGCGGTAGAGTTGGTCACTGTAACTTTGAAATAGTTATTTGGAACGAAAACTGGCAAACTGGTAGAACTGGTAATCACCAAGGATATTTTAATGGTAGTAGCTCAGGATATGGATACACCTATACTGGCAATAGTGAAGGTAAATATGTTAAGTTTAATGCTATATTCCAGTTTACTAGTGGAACAACATTTGGCACTACTGAGTTAAACAGCATGATAGATTCCTTAGTAACAGATTGGAAAGCTAACTTTGCAAAACCTGCTTTAGCTTCAGGTACAACATATAAAACTGAAGTAGTAAATAATAATAGGTTTAGATTAAAAGATGCTTCATCAGGTATTGAAGTAGATTTGACTAGTTTCGGTCTACCTTCTTTCTCATTTACTATTAGCAGAAATGGAGCAGCAGATGGAGCTTATACAGTAAATGGAACAACTGATTCTACTTTTAATCTTAAGTTACCATTTAAAGTAGCTAAAAGAAGTTTAGAGTTTAACGGAGCTCATGTTACTGCATCATCTGACTTATTAGGTATCACCAATCACAAACTCATCGGAGGGGTACCTATGGTTTATAACCCAGGAGGAAACGTAGCTATTCCAGGATTAATATCCGGTTCAACTTACTATTCAGTAGTAAGAGATGAAACTTTAATAGGATTTGCATCCTCTTCATTAGATGGAGAAGCTGGAGTATTGGTCGATTTAACTAACTCTGGTTCTGGTACTCATACATTAACAGTAGATGCACTCAACGGTCAGTTCCCTGGAGAAGGTACTGTTACATTAAACAGTGGCTCCGGAGTAATATCAGGGTCTGATGATACATTATTCAAAAGATATTTTAAGGTAGGAGACACCTTTAGAATAAAGGATAAATCAGAATCTCCTGCAAGACTATCTGACTTTACTATTGCAGCTATAGCAGATGATAATAATATGACTTTGAGCTCTGTATCACCATTTGATCAAAATGCTACAAAGTATTTTATACAGACACAACTGTATGCTAGACCAGATGGTACATTCTTACATAGACCATTTGATGGTGGTGTTGAGATTACAGCAGGAACTGCTCCATACTCTCAAATATCAAGACAAACAAGAAAATATTTCCGATACCAATCTGGTAAAGGTATACAAACATCGTTAGCGATTAACTTTAACCCACCAGTATTATTTGAAAAGATATACTCAAGTGGATCAGTAGGATATGGTGAAACTAAATACCCACATAGATTAAACGTAAATGATCAAATAAACATTACTGGAGTATCTGATTCAGCTTATAACGGTGATAAAAATGTATCTGCTATAGATAGCGATTTCTTATTCAGGTTTAGCTTAAGTGGTAGTACACCACAGACTACTATACCAGGAGGATTAGGTCAATACAACGTTTCAGGCTGGACTAATAGTGTAGTTAGAGCAGGAATGTTTGATTTTCAAAATGGATTCTTCTTTGAATATGATGGTCAACAACTAGCTGCTGTAAGAAGATCTTCAACTCAACAACTATCAGGAACAGCAAACGTAACATATAACTCTAACTTAGTTACTGGTACAAATACAAACTTCAATGGTCAAATACAAGAAGGTGAGTATGTAGTAATAAGAGGTCAATCTTATAGAGTAGTAAAGATTAAGAGTGGAACTCAAATGGTAGTACAACCACAATATAAAGGTGTAACTGCAGAAGGAGTAGTATTAACATTAACTGAAGATGTAAGAGTAATACAATCTGATTGGAACATTGATACTATGGACGGTCTAGGGCCATCAGGATTTGAACTTGATTTAACTAAGATTCAAATGGCATACATGGATTATTCATGGTATGGTGCTGGTAAAGTAAGATTTGGATTTAAAGATAGATTAGGTAAAGTAATATACTGTCACCATTTCTTGCATAACAACAGGTTAACAGAAGCCTATATGAGATCAGGTAACTTACCTGCAAAATATGAAATATTTAATAACGGTACTCCTAGTTATGTACCAACATTATTTCACTGGGGTACTTCTGTAATCATGGACGGTAAGTTTGACCAAGATGATTCGTATTTATTTACTGCATCATCTAAATCATTATCATTTACAAATGGTCAAACCCTAACAGCAACAACATCAGGTAACTCTTCTATTAGAAGGATTTACGATAGAAACTCTAGATCATATAACTGGTATGTAAGATTAAGTTTCTCTACATCAGATGATAGTAAGTTCTCTGCCGGTGTTAAGTTAACAGCAGCAGGAACTCAACTTCAAGGACAAGAAGTAACATATACAGAATACTCTGGTAGTACATTCTACGTTTATATATTCTTTGGTACTAGTTCAGTCTGGTACTCTCAACCTGCTGGTGGATTTTCAGTAAACAGCGGAACTGCTGTTACTATTGGAGAAACATCTACAGGAGGAGGAGTTAATCTTGGTACTGATATTATTCCTTTAGTAACTATTAGATTGGCACCTTCAGTAGATAGTGGTTTACCTGGAGCATTAGGTGAAAGAGAAATCATCAATAGAATGCAGTTAATATTAAATGAGATTGGTATGATTATTACACACGATTGTGAAGTATCTATCCTTCTGAATGCTGATTTATCTTCAGCTGCTTATGAAAACGTAACTGCACCATCATTATCCGAACTGATTAAACATGAATCAGGTGATTCAGCTTTAGGTGGAACTCAAATATTCCAGTATAGAGCTTCTGGTGGTTCGATTGATAATAATGGAGTACGTGGTTCTAATACATCTAACCAGTCATTAGGAGCAATCATTGACCTTGGTAACTCAATATTGGGAGGAGACGGAACATTCCCTAACGGACCTGATACGTTGACTGTAGCAATACAGTTAGTTGATACGAATGGTATTAACGCAACATCACCGTTTAACGTTTCATCTCGTATAACATGGTCAGAATCTCAAGCATAAAAGAGATCAAATATTAAAAGAAAGGTAGTGATGTCTAGTATATTACTACCTTCTTTTTTATCTATTTATACTAAAACAAACATTTATTAGATGAAAATATATGATGCCTCCGGTTTTAACTCAAAACTAACTGGTTCTTTTACTGGTTCATTTTATGGAGACGGATCTAACTTATCAGGAATAGTAACATATACTAAATCTGAAATATCAGGTTCATCTAATCTTGTTTCCGCATCTTTAGCCGCTTCAATATCAAGTATAACTGGATTTCCATTTAACGGTTCAGCTGTTATTACTGGTTCTTTATTAGCAACTACATTTGTATCAGCATCATCTATAACAGGGTCTTTCAAAGGTGATGGTTCTGGTATAACAGGAATAAATGTTACAGAAACTCAAACAGTAACAGATACTTTCACATCAGTTGCTTCTAAAACAGTAACTCATAACTTCGGTACTAAAAACGTATTTGTATCAGTCTACTTAAATGACGATACTCAGATTATTCCATCTGAGGTTAAAACTGTAGATAATAATAATGTGCAAGTTACTTTAGATCAAAGTAGATCAGGTAGAGTAGTTGTAGGAAAAGCTGGTCATGTTATAAGTGGTTCTGTTGCAGTCGTTACAACTTCTACTGTTAGTGATACTTTTAGTAATACAGCAACAAAAACAGTAAATCATGGGTTTGATACTAAAGATATTTTAGTAAATGTTTATACATCAGACGATGAAATGATTATCCCAACATCTGTCAATACCATATCTAACAGTTCAGTCAGAATAACTTTTGATACACCTAGATCAGGTAGAGTAGTTGTAGCAAAAGGAGGACATATAGTATCTGGTAGTTCAGTAGCTTCAAGTGTTGAGTTTACTAATGTTCAAAACAAACCGACATTAATATCTTCTTCAGCTCAAATAGCTAGCTCAGATTTAGATATGAATGGCAATAAAGTTTTGTTTGGGAATGTCTATAGTGGTACTGGAGATTTACCTTCTGCAGCTACTTACCATGGAATGTTTGCTCACGTACATAGTACCGGTCAAGGGTACTTTGCTCATGCAGGCCAATGGGTAGAACTTGCCACATCAGCATCATTAAGCTCTAATACAGGTTCTTTATCAACAAAAGTTGATAACCAAAATGCTAATAGTGGGAGTATAAGTTTTTGGCAAGGAAGTCAAACAGAATATAATGCTATTTCTTCTTCTGCTGATCCTAATACAGTTTATTTTGTTATATAATGGCACCAATATACAGTGGTAATACATCTATAAAAGCATATTTAGGAAACAAAGTAGTCCAAAAAATGTATTTGGGCAATACTTTAACGTTTCAAAATCAAGTAACAGATCCAACTATTACTTATGTAAGTAAAACTGCGACTTCACTTACTTTTACTGTTACTAATAACGATACTCAAACTGCAACTATATATTACGAACATTCAGATGCTACTCCTGATGCAGCTTCAGTAACAGTTGCAGCTGGCACAACTAGTGCTACTCAAACTATTACTGGATTAACAGATAATACTTCTTATACAGTATATGCACAAGCAACAAGAGCAGGTGCAGAAAGTTCTAATGTTGTAAACTTTACAGAAAGTACACCTACAGCATCATGGAACCAACTTGGATCAGAATATGATAAAAGTAGTACTTCTTCAATAAGAGGTACATATAACAGTTCAACTTGGTTTATGCCCGTATTTAATAACTCATCAGTATACGCTTCCCAATGGAAGTTTGTTTGTACTTCAGATAGTGGTGCATGGTCTAATGAATATTGGACAAGATTACTTGTAGAAGATTACAGTGGAACAAGTTATACCGATACATCAATAGTTTCTTATTCTGGATATATTGTAACTTATATAAACAGTCCAGGAAATGCATTTGGAAATGATAGTAATACAGCAGCATCTATGAGTGGTGGGAGTCATATAAACTCTACTATATTCTTAACATTCCCTTCTGCTGTAAGATTAAATAAACTATGGATAAGAACAGGTTATACTAAAATAAGTGGAATGACATTAAGTTACTACGGATAATGGGATACTTTGCAAACATATCAGGTAGTTTAGTAATAGAACATTTTACAGGTGATAATATACCAACTTCATCTGGAAATTGGATTTCACATTCTTATGCACATGTATATGAAGGATTTACTTATGATACAGGTTCACAAGTATTTTACCCACCTCAACTGTATCCTAGCTGGACATTAGATAAAAATACTCAAATGTGGGAACCTCCAATAGCAGAACCATCAAGATCTGGGAGTGAAATTTACTTATGGAATGAATCAGAACAAAACTGGTATATAATGTAACTATTTATAAGTATGGAAAAAGAGTATAATGTTATTTTAAAAAAAGGAGTTGATTACGATCAGTTTGGTAATGATATGATTACTATTACCAATAAAGATGGTATACCTAATAGAGAAATAGAAGTAGCTAATGCAAGATTAGGAAGTTATAGACAAACACATTATAATCTTACAGACGAAGAAGCAGCAGAGGTAAGAAATCATCCTGACGTATTAGATGTAGAGATACCACCAGAAGAAAGAGAGGATGTAGTTATAGGACATAATGGGAGACAGTCAGGAACATTTACTAAATCTCCAGGTACTACTCAAGAACATGTAAACTATGCATTGTTAAGATCAAAATATAAAAATAATATTTACGGTACTGGTACTGAGTTATCAGAAGATTATTTATTTAACTTAGATGGTACTGGAGTTGATGTAGTTGTATCAGATAGTGGAATAGAAGCTAATCATCCAGAGTGGGAAGATGCAAACGGAGTTTCTAGACTTCAAACTATTAACTGGGGAACAGCATCAGGATTAGGATTTAGTCAAAATGCTAATCACGACAGAGATTACCATGGTCATGGAACTCATGTAGCTTCTACTATAGCTGGTAAAACTTTTGGATGGGCAAAAAATGCTACAATATATTCAATGAAAGTAAGTGGATTAGAAGGATCCGGTGATAGTGGAACAGGTATATCAACATCTTATGTTCATGATGCAATAAAACTTTGGCATAGAAACAAACCAGTAGATCCAAAAACAGGTTTCAAAAGACCAACTATAGTAAATATGTCCTGGGGTTATTCTACTTCATATGATACAGTTTCTTCTATTAACTATAGAGGTACAAGTTATTCTGATGGAACAATAGGCTCTGCTGGACTTAGAGAATCAAACTATGGATTAATAAACTATTATTATGACGGTGCTTATAGAACTAATGTTAGAATAAGCTCAGTAGATACAGATATTGAAGAACTTATAGATGAAGGAGTTCATGTATTGATAGCAGCAGGAAATAGAAGCCATAAAATCGATACTTCTACAGGTAGTGACTATAATAACTATGCTGTTACTAATGGTGGAACAAAATACTATCATAGAGGTTCTTCTCCATTTCACGAAAAAGCTATTATAGTTGGTTCTTTAGATAATAACTCATATAGTTCTACTCAAGATCAAAAATCTACTTTTTCTGAAACTGGACCAGGTATAGATATATGGGCACATGGAAGCTCAATAATGGCAGCTTCATCAAATACAAACGAAATAGGAGGATATGCTTATCCCTCAAACAATAGTTACAAACAAGTAGCGATATCTGGTACATCCATGGCTACACCTCAAGTTAGTGGGGTAGTAGCATTAATAGCACAAGCTAATCCCGGCATAACACCAGCAATAATGAAAGCTGCATTAAAAAGACAAGCTGGTTCAGCAGTTTGGAATGGAGGAAATAATAACTACGATAATAATAGAAGTATACAAGGAGCACCTGCTGAAGTACTTTTCAATAAGTTCGGTAAAGTCGAAAACTGTATTGAATATTCAGGTACCTTAGATATACCTTTAACAATAACTTTTTAAAATGATACATACTAGTCCAATATTTTCAGGTTCAATATCAATGACAGGATCGCTTACGATAAATGGCAATGATTTATCAAATGGACCACTCCCTACTGATGGGACTATTACTAATGCTAAACTTGCAGCAGAGTTCGTTGCTACATCTTCATTATCAGCTGGAGCTTCAGTAGATGTAGATTGTTCATCAGCTCAAGTATTTTCATTAACTCCTAATCAAAATACAGCTTTAAATATTACTAATCCAAGAATAGGTTCAACTAAACTTATAGTAGTAACTGGAGCAGCAGGAGGATATGCTTTATCTTGGACTGTAGGAGGAGCATCAGGTACTTTTAATCTAGTAGCTGGTACATATAATGATACCTTATCAACAAAAAACTTTATTCAACTAACATGTGTAGCACCAACTGAGTTTTGGTATACTATATCACAAATAGCATCATAAATGAATCAAGGAATACTTTTCGGATCTGTATTTGGGTTACCCACAGTTAGTACTAATACTACTACATTATTAGAGGCAACAACTTTTACTGCTAATGGGGAAGTAACAGATACAGGAGCTGGAGGCGTTACTGTAAGTAGAGGTTTTTATATAGGAACTGATTCTACTTACTCTAATAATACTAAAAATACTATAGCCGGTACACAAAGTATTGGTACATTTTCGTATAATGCAACAGGATTAACCGCTTCTACTACATATTATATTACTGCTTTTGCAATAGGATATAAAGGAGAATCTGTAGGTACTACAGTAGCCGTTACAACAGCAGCAGGTACAGTATTAGCTTATACTGCAGGTCAATCAACAGGATGGACTTATGATCAGTGTTTTTGCGGTTCAGCTAACGGTTCAGGAACTTTAGGAGGTTCCTATATGGAAATATATGCTCCGTACTGGGGAGGAGGAGGATATGAAACCAATACAGCTCTTGCATTAACTGGAAAAACTTATGTAGAAGTAGATTATACATATACATCTGGAGTCCCAGCTTATATGGCTTTTTATGTAACGACTGACATGACGGAGCTAACCCAACTAGTACGGCTATTATTACAGGAGGAGGTAGCCCTTCAGTTGCCTATTCTTCAGGAGCTCAAATATCAACAAGCTTTCCACAAGATTCAACTGTATCTTTGAGTCTAAGTAATGCATCAAGTAGTAGAGTAAGAATAACTAGAGTAGAATACTTTTAAACTAATATTATGCCAAGTATTGATAAACCTTATCCAAGTTGGATTTTAGACGAAGCAAACGATAGATGGGTAGCTCCAGTAGATTACCCAGATACTAACTTTATCTATACATGGGATGAAGAAAACGGTGTCTGGGTACATACAGGTAACTCTATATATCAACCTTTTAAGTAAAAAAGTTGTATATACGATAGGATTTTGTTATATTATAATAAAACCTGTAGTATGTTCAACAAAAAGAAAAAACAGAAGTTAGTCTGGGATTTTATTCCTAAACGTTCTTCTAATGTTACATTTAATGATGACGGAGGTAAAAGTTTAGATGATTACTTAGTTCCTTTAATAAGTGTTATGCCTGATTGGTTTAAAACACTTAAACAAACTAAAGATTATCTTCAACAATATCCTAACGTTAGAACATGCCCATCTTTTATAGAGTTATTCAAAAACTCATATGCTTTTATTGCTCCATGTGATTTAGTATTTAAGTTTTCTAGACAAGGTATGGATGTAGTTCAAACAGACGATGGTTGGGTTAGTATATCTTCACATACTGCTGTACCGCCTGAAATGGGAGGAACACAAATGGGACCTTTATGGGATAAAAGCTTACAGAATATAAAAATAATGTCAGGATTACAAATAGGAGTTAATAAAGGAGAATGTAATATAATGCATATACCTGCTTATTATCATAATCCAAGATCTATTTTTTATGCTCCTACAGGTATATCTACTTTAACATCATCTAATCCTTTAGACTTAAATCTTAACATATTTGTAGATATGACTAAACTGGACATAGATAATGGTGATACTATAAAGATTAAACAAGGTACTGTATTAGCTTATATTTATATGCCTTTTGGTATTCTACCGTACTCTAAAGTAAAACTTGATAAAAAAATGAGAAAGAGTTTTTTAGGAGACTATCAAAGACAGTTAGATGAGTTTAGAGATAAGAAAAAAAGTAAGTGTCCTTTTAGTTTTTTACATTAATAGAAAAATACAATATTTATAATAAAGAATAAAACATGGGACATTTTGCAAAAGTCGTTAATGGAACAGTAACTAAAGTAATCGTAGCAGAAGCTTCTTTCTTTGATAACTTTGTAGATGATTCTCCTGGTTCCTGGGTACAGACTTCTTATAATACAAGAGGAGGAGTTCATTATGAAGCAAACTCAAATAATCCTTCTTCAGATCAATCTAAAGCTTTGAGGGGTAACTATGCAGGTATAGGTTATACATACGATAAATCATTAGATGCATTCTATTCACCACAGCCATATAACTCTTGGACATTAGACACAGGTTCTTTTACATGGGAAGCACCAGTTCCTTATCCTACAGGAGATGCTACAGGATCATATACAGGAGCTTACGAGTGGGACGAATCAACAACAAGCTGGATAACTGGATCACTCTAGTAAAGAAAGCATCTATTTATTTAAAAATAGGCTTTCTGTATGAGAATAGATAATCCTTTACTATTTGGTTCATTAACTACTTCTGGATCATTTCTTTTTAAAGCATCTGGTAGCTTTACTGGATCTTTTACAGGAGATGGGTCAAAGTTAACTAATATTATTCCTCAAGGAACTGTATCTTCATCTGCACAACTTGCAAGTGCAATATCAGGTTCTATAAACTCATTAACATCAAGCTTTTTCACAAGTGCTTCAGTATCTAAAAATACTATTACATTTACTCAAGCAAATGGTAGTACATCTGCATTAACTGTTGATACTGGATCATCTTCAGGTGGTGGTAGTGGTGCAGGATTCCCTTTTTCTGGTAATGCAGTAATAACTGGATCTTTAAGAGTCTCTGGTTCTAACATATCAGGATCATTTGTAGGAGATGGATCTGGATTAACAGGAGTTTCTCCTGACCCTTTTCAACCTATTATAGTAACTGTTGTATTAAGTGAGTATGTTTTTGGTGGTAATACTACTAAACCAAATATTACTTTAGCTAGAGGATTTAAATATAGATTTGATACCTCAGATTCTACTTGTTTAGATAATCCATTAGGGTTTAGAACTAGAAATAACACATCATTCACAAATGGTGTAACAACTAACGGTACAGCAGGTACAGCTGGAGCTTATACAGAAATCGATGTAGGATTTAATACACCTACCCAGTTAAGGTATTATAGTACAGTTAATGGTAACTCTTTTGGAGCGTTAATAAATATACAAGATCAGTTCAACGCTATTTTTGAAAATGGAGTAATAGTAACAGGTTCAGCTTATATAACTGACAGACTAGGTATATCAACTAATATCCCAGAAGCTCAGTTACATATTAAGTCTAATGAAGATGTTACTATGATTTTAGAATCTGACTTAGATGATACTGATGAAAATGATAATCCAAAAATAGTATTTAAACAAGATGGAGGAAATACTCAAAGTGAAATAGGATTAGGAGGTTTAGGAGCTCAATATACAGAAGCTTTAAACGATTCAGCTTTTTTTGGAACTACTACTAATCATCCTGTACAGTTAATAACTAACGATGTAGCAAGATTAACGATTTTATCAGGAGGAAATGTAGGTATTAATGAAAAATCACCTGATACCACTTTACATGTAGGCGGTATAGTTTCAGCATCATTTTTAAGAGGAGATGGATCAGGTATCACAAACTTATCAGCTACTATATCTGGTTCTATTGATTATGGTAATATTACTAATAAACCTACATTAGTATCTGGTTCTCAACAGATTGATTACAGAATAATAAACAATACACCTAATAACTTAATATCTAGTTCAGCTCAAGTAGCATTTTCTCAAATAAATGGATTGCCTGTATCTTTAGTTTCAGGTTCAAGTCAAATAACTTTTAATGAAATAACAGGTCTTCCTTATATAGTATCTTCTTCTACTCAAGTAAAAAATAGATTACCTTCTAATACAGTATCATCATCAGCTCAAATAGATTATAGTAGCATTCAAAACAAACCTACTATACCAGCTGAAACTGATTTTTCTGCTTCTTTTCAAAATCTTATTGTAAAAGTAGTAAATGACGGTGGTGATAAGTACCAAATCGATGGAGTAACTGCTCCAAAACTTACTTTACAAAAAGGTCATACATATAGATTTGATATGTCTGATAACACTAACTCTGGTCATCCATTATTATTTAGAACCAGAGAAGGTACCACTTCTTATTCAGATGGTGTACATCAAAATGGAACTGCTGGTAATGCAGGAGCTTATACTCAAATACATGTTAAACAAGATGCTCCTAATCAGTTAAGATATTATTGTACAGTCCACGGTAATGGAATGGGTAGTAGTATAGCAGTACAAAGTGCTTTTAATACTATCATAGAAGATAACTTAGTTGTAAGTGGTTCATTAAACGTAACAGGTGATATTACCGCCTATTCCACTTCCGATGAACGTTTAAAGACAAACATAACACCTATATTAGATAGCTTAAATAAAATAGGAGAGATACAAGGTTATGAATATGATTGGATAGAAAACGAATATCATAATAATATTGGTCATGATATAGGAGTAATAGCACAAGAAATAGAAAAAATAGCTCCTGAAGCTGTTTCAACAAGAGATAACGGCTACAAAGCTGTAAAATACGAAAAACTAGTTCCAATACTTATACAAGCTATAAAAGAACTTAACGAAAAAGTAAATAAGTTAGAGAATGTACATAGATAGTCCCAATATATCAGGATCTTTAAATATAACAGGTTCTATTTTACTAAACGGAACCGCTGTAACTGCATCGGGTGGAGGTGGAGGATCTGGAGCAGGTTTTCCTTTCTCTGGTTCTGCTGTTATAACAGGATCTTTATTTGTTTCTGGAGGTAACTTATCTGGATCTTTTGCTGGAGATGGAGCTGGATTAACTGGGTTAACCATAAATCAGTTTGCAACAGTTAACGATACGTTCACAAACGCACCTTCTCATTCAGTAGTACATAACTTCGGTACTAAAGATGTATTTGTACAGGTATTTGAATCAGATGATACTTTACTAATACCTCAAACAGTTACTACAACTAATACTAATCAAGTAGATATAGTATTTGGAGATGTATTATCAGGTAGAGTAGTTATAGGAAGAGCAGGACATATATTACAAAATACAGGAAACTTTGTTTCTTCTTCTACAACAGTCGCCACGTTTTCAAATGCAATGTCAGCTTCTATCAGTCATAACTTTGATTCTTTAAATATAATAACTCAAGTTTATGATAGCAATAATAATGTTATAGTACCTAGTAATATTAAAAATACTAATAGTAATCAAACTTTAATAACTTTTAGTACTCCAAGATCCGGTAAAGCAGTCATTGCAAAAGCAGGACATATAGTTTAAGGAACAGCTGCAGTATCAGCTTCTTTAGCAACAACAGCAGAAAGAGTTAGAGCTGGTTCTTCTGGTTCTAGAGATACATCTACACCTCAATCTGGTAGTTTATGGTATAATACTAATACAGGTAAGTTAGAAGTGTATAATGGAGTATCCGGAAGTGGTTGGGACGCAGTTACTACTGCTGGTCCGCCACCAGTTACTTATAATATGGATTTTTTAGTTATCGCTGGAGGCGGAGGTGGTGGAATAGCTTATACCGGTGGAGGCGGTGCTGGAGGATATAGAACATCATATGCAGGAGCCGGATCAGAAACTTCAGGAGGTGGTTCTTCTACAGAATCTGCTTTAAGTATTACTTCAGGTACTGAGTTTACTATTACGATTGGAGCTGGGGGTACTGGAAGAACAGCAGCATCTAATGCAGCTGGTGATGATGGAGGTAGTTCATCAATAGCAGGTTCAGGAATAACTACTATTACTAGTATTGGAGGTGGTGGTGGAGCTGATTATAGCACCGGTACAGCTCAAAACGGTGGGTCTGGTGGTGGAGGTGGAGCTGAGTTAGCTACCTACGGATCAGGAACCACAGGTCAAGGTACTGATGGAGGAAGAGGATCTACTGGTGGTGTTTATCGTGGAGGAGGAGGCGGTGGTGCCGGAACAGCCGGAACTGCTGGTGGTTCTTCAGGAGCAGGTGGTACAGGTGGTAATGGATTATCATCAACAATAACAGGAGCTGCTGTTACCAGAGGTGGTGGTGGCGGTGGTGGAGTGTATAATTCTTCTGGTTTAGCTGCAGGAGTTGGAGGCTCTGGTGGAGGAGGAGCCGGAGCAGTTGGTAGCGCTAATGCAACTGTAGGAACTGTTAACACCGGAGGTGGCGGTGGTGGTGCTGGAGGTGTAGGAAATGGACCAGTTGGAACAGGAAATGGAGGAACTGGAGGTTCAGGAGTTATAGTACTAAGAATGTTAACATCTAAATATTCCGGTACAACTACAGGTTCCCCTAGTGTTACAACAGATGGCTCTTATACTATATTAACTTATACTTCTTCAGGTACTTACACAGCATGATACACGAAAATATAGAACTTACCGGATCATTTGTAGTAAGTGGGTCGTTTGTTTTACCAAACCATCCTAACAGCGGTAGTGTAAATGCATTAACTGGTAGTATATATCACGATACAGTAGGTAATGTAGTTAAAGTTTATACTGGTAATGCTTGGTCTATTATAGGTACACAAACAGCTCCAACATCATATCAACCAGCTGATATAGAATACCTAGTTGTAGCAGGAGGCGGTGGATCTTCATACGACGGAGGTGGTGGAGGAGGAGCCGGCGGTTTATTAAGTGCTTCTTTATCATCAGTAGAATCTGGTACTCAAATAACTGTTACCGTTGGAGGTGGAGGAGCAGCATATAGTAACGGAGATGATTCTACTTTAGTTAGTGCTGCAGGAACTTCTTTTTCTACCGTAACTTCAATAGGAGGAGGAAATGGATCTGGATATGGTTCTTCTTACACAGCTGGAAACGGAGGCTCAGGTGGAGGAGGAGCTGGTGGACAATATAATAACCCAGGAGGAACAGGTACAGTTGGTCAGGGTAATAACGGAGGAACTTCCGGTACTTCTGGAGGAGGAACTACTTACCCTGGTTCAGGTGGAGGTGGTGCCGGAGCTGTTGGAGGAGCCGGTGTTAACTCAGGAGGAGCTGGTAAACCTGGGGGTATAGGTAAACAGACTAACATAACTGGTGTCGCAACATATTATGCTGGCGGAGGAGGAGGAGCCTCTGGTGGTGGTGGGGGAGGAGCCGGCGGTTCTGGAGGAGGTGGTGCAGGTGGTAACTCTGCACAAGGTACGGTAGGTACAGTAAACACTGGAGGAGGAGCTGGTGGTTCTAATATAACAGCAGGTGTAGCAGGAGGATCAGGAATAGTTATATTAGCATACGATCCTAATAAGATTTCTGCTACAGGAGGAAATACTATATCAACTAGAGGGGATGGATTTAAAGTTCATACCTTTACATCCTCTGGTACATTTACAGTTTCAACCCCGTAATATTATGAAGTTTCAAGACGTAGACATATTCGGAACATTAAACATGACAGGATCTTTTCAGATTCCTTACGGTTATGGAACTGGTTCTTATCCTCAGACTCCATTATCTGGTAGTTTATTTTTAAATACTGAAACTAATACAGTTGTAGTAGCTAATACTAACGGATGGGAAACAGTTGGTGCACAGGTAACCCCACCACCCCCTCCTTATGATATCGAGTATTTATCTATAGCTGGAGGAGCAGCCGGCGGAGGCTGGGGTGGCGGAGGAGGTGCTGGAGGTTATTTATCATCTTCTATATCTTCAGTATCTCCTGGAACTGAGTTTACTCTTACTATAGGTGGAGGAGCTGCAGGAGGAGCCCTATCAACAGGTGGGTATGTACAAGGGGGTGACGGTACTGATACTACTATAGAATCATCAACTATAACTACTATTACTTAACAGGTGGAGGAGGAGGTGGTAGACATAATGGTTATACTCCTGATAACGGTAGAGCTGGAGGATCAGGTGGAGGAGCCGGTTTGCATGCTTCTGCTAATAATGTAGCAGGTGGTGGATCTGGAGGATCAGGTACTGTAGGTCAAGGTAATGACGGAGGTGGCGGAGGAGGATCTTCTACTGCTAACGGTATATACTATAGAGGCGGTGGTGGCGGTGGAGCTGGTGCTGCTGGTACTAACGGTACAGACCACAATGCCGGCGGTGATGGTGGAGCAGGTTTAGCTTCTACTATAACAGGAGTATCTACATTTAGAGCAGGAGGAGGAGGTTCTCATACTGATAGTAGATATGGAGCATCTGCTGTTGCAGGAGGAACAGGTGGAGGTGGAGCAGGTGGTACATACCAACCTGACGGTCATGGAACTGATGGAACAGCTAACACCGGAGGTGGAGGAGGTGGAGCTTATGGGTATGGTACTTCTCATCATGGTGCTGGAGGATCTGGAGTAGTAATATTAAGAATGCCTACATCAAACTATACCGGTACAACAACAGGTTCACCAACTGTAACCACAGACGGTAACAAAACAATATTAATATTTTCAGGATCAGGAACATATACAGCATAAACTATGAAGGTATTTAGTCCATTTCTTAACGGTAACACTACAACATCAGGATCTTTAACTCTTCCCAGACATCCTATTTCTTCTTCTATTACTAATCCTAATACAGGAAGTATATATCATGATACTACAGATAATGTTGTAAAAGTTTATACCGGTAATGCTTGGGAGATTGTAGGAACACAAACTGCACCAGCAGGAGGTGGAGGTAGTAGTAATATAGAATACGTTGTAATAGCTGGCGGTGGAGGAGGTGGATCAAACTCTAACTCTGGTGGAGGTGGAGCAGGAGGTTATTTATCATCTTCAATAGATAGTGTAACTTCAGGTTCGACTTTTACAATAACTGTTGGAGCTGGAGGATCCGTAGCAGGTAATACAAACGGAGGAAATGGAAATGTTTCTTCAATAGCTGGTTCTACAATAACAACTATATCTACAGTTGAAGGTGGAGGAGGATCTAAACAAGGTGGAGAAGCTGGTGGTGGAGGTTCCGGTGGAGGAGGAGCATACGATACTTCGGGAGCTTCAGGAACTGCAGGTCAAGGGTTTGCCGGTGGTAATGGAGTAGCGAGTGGCGCTTACCCGGGAGGTGGTGGCGGAGGAGCATCTGAAGCTGGTAACACCGATGGAAACGGTGCAGGAGGAGATGGAAAAGCAAGTAAAATAACCGGTGCTTCAGTTACTAGAGCAGGGGGAGGTTCTGGTGGAGTATCTACAGGACAATCAGCTACATCACCCGGTGACGGAGGTGGAGGAGTTGGAGCAAGAGGTAATACTGCTGTAGCACAAGCAGGTACTGCTAATACCGGTGGAGGAGGAGGCGGCGGAGGTGCTGATAACTACGGTAAAGAAGGAGGATCAGGAGTTGTTATAGTAGCTTACGATAGTGGTTCTATTGATTGTGCCGGAGGTATAATAGGAGATGCTGGTAATGGTAGAAAATATAATCAGTTTAACGTATCAGGAACATTTAATGTAGGTTCTACTTCTGATTTTGTGATACCTAAACAAAGTGATTTAGCTATATTATGGAGACCTGATGATTTTGCCTCTAGAGGTTCTTCTACTATTACAGACTTATCAGGTAATGGAAGGAACGGTACTGTAGATGGAGCTACATTAAACAATACTCCTTATTATACTTTTGACGGTAGTAATGATAAAATTTACCATAGTTTAACTAGACCAAGTACTAAACAGACTTTAATAAAATGGATGCGTTTTGATGGTAATGGAACCGATGGATATTCATTATCAGGTTGGCAAGAAAGCAATTCTTATAACTATGTAGGAAGAGTTAACTCTAATAGTAACTTATATTATTATATAGGAAATAATACTGGAGGTGAAGTATCATATACTTTGTCTGATGGTACTTGGTATATGATAACTCAAACATTAGATTCAAGTGGGAATCATACTTTATATCTTGATACTACATCTCGTGCAACAAACTCTTCAATAAACATGGGAGGTAACGGTAGTTTACCCTTTACAGTAGGAGGTATAGGTTCAACGACTAGATACTTTCACAATGGGTTAATAGGTATTGTAGCATTTTATAATGAACATTTCACTCAAGCCGACGTAACAAGCTTTTATAACGCTACTAAAACAAACTTTGTATAATCAAAATAAACTATTTATATTAAATAAATAAAATGTTATAAAATGGGATTAGTTATAAAAGCAGAGTTAGACACTAGCAGAGGTTCAACTAAAGAGGCCTACATTAGAATAGAAACATGTAGGATCAATAAGGTACAAGCTCAGTTAGAGTATACAACAACTTGCTGGATTAATAAAAAAGCAGCAAGTAAGTTTTATAGAAAATATTTAGATGATCCTCTAACGAATGCTGGAGGATTAGTTAATAAAGAAGTCGTCTATTATAAAAATAAAGACGATATAGAAGGAACAGAAGTAGCTATAGAAAACTACTATAAAGTTCCAACAGTAGTTGAGGTTAATATTGATCAACCGATCTACGAAAAAAAAGTTGTCGAAAAACAAGTACCTTTTATTTCATTTGATGAAAATGGAGATGAAATAGAAAAAATAAAGACAGTAAAAAGAGAAGAAAAGGTACAAGTTAATACGGTAACTAAAAAAAGAAAACTAATAGATTATTCCTTAATGGAAAAACCTTTTGAGTTTGCTTATCAACATTTAAAAGAAGAACTTGAAAAAAAGTTTGGAAAGAAAATAGTAAAAAAATAAAATGGCTGTATATACTTACACAACTTCAAACGTAAACTTCGGCAGTTTCGATGTTTGGTCAAATGCAGGATTTACTGATAACACTGATATTACACTTTCTACAGTACTATCAGATGCTTATCCAGCAGCAAGTAATCCATCTAGTGTGAGTGAAATATATAATAGAAGTTGGTTTTATGGTAATGTAGTAGCAGGAACTAATGGTACTGTTCAAATCACTTATCCATATACCTCTGGAACTTCAACAGGAACATTACAAATAAAAAATGTAGACTACGGCACATATAGTTATGTTAGATTAACAGCAGCAGGTACTTACCCTTATAACTTTTCAGAATGGAGAACAGCTTCAGGAGGAGGAGGATCTCAAATAAGTACTTCAGCAGACCTTGACTTAACAGTCTCTGATTACACATCTCAACAAAACTTTTACGCCTATTTTACTTAATATAGGATTTGAAGATAATCTGGGTTTTAGAAAATATTAGAAAACATAAGTCTTTCTACACTAAGTTTGACTTACTAATGATGTTTGCTTCTGTTATACAATGGAAAAAACATAATCCTTCATATACTACTGAGTTACATATAGATGAACTTACTTATGAAACGTTTAATAAGTTAAGTGTACTAGAGTTATGGGATAATATTGAAATATTAGCTGATAATAAGTTTGTAGATAAAAATGTTTTTTGGGCTTCTTCAAAACTTCAAGTATTAAGTAGAGTGAAAGGCCCTGTCGTTATTATGGATAACGATTTTGTAGTATATAAAAGCTTTGAAAAGTTTTTAAGAGATAAAATAGTAGTAGCTCATGAGGAAGATGGTGATGGTTATTATCTAGGTCCTATGGATTCTATTATAAGACAGGTAAAACATATAATAAGCAGACCTAACCTTGACGCTATAAACTGTAGCTTCTTATACTTCCCAGATTATAGGTTTACACAATCATATGCAACCACAAGTTTAGAGTTAATGACTGAGTTCACACGATTAAAAGCACCTAACTCTAAATATTTAATCTATGCTGAACAGTTATTACTTAAGCATCTACTAGACATTCATGAGATACAATATGAGACGCTTATAGACAAGGTATATAAAAGTGATGAATCTAGATTTTTTGGTAAATCTAATGGTATTCTTAAATATAAAGATGCTTATAAATACTATCGTCATTATTGGAAAGAAAAAAAATCTATAAGAGAAAATGCTGATGGATTTTCATATGATGACGAAATAGAACAGTTGGAAAATACCATAAAAAATCGTATATTAATAGAATGGACCGAACTATAATCTGATTTTATGTTAAACTATCATTTTATAACAGAAAATATTACTAATAATATTGATAAACCAGTAGCATATAGATGGACTCATGGAGCTACTGATAAACACTTAGGTGATGGTTTATTAATATACTCTCTTATACAGATGTTGAGGAGTAAAATAGTAGTATGTTTAGGTTCTGGTGGAGGATTTATTCCTAGATTAATGATACAAGCTCAATGTGATCTGGTTGAACAACAAATATTCGATGAATGTAGAAAATGGAATGAAACAAACGTTTTTGTAGTAGATGCTGCTAATGAAGTAGGAGGTGTTAATGATTGGAAAGAAAAAGATAGTTTTTTTAGAAGTTATTTTCACCCAAGAGTTATATTAGATACTACAGAAAATGCTTTTCATAACTTTTTTGTTAAAGAAGATTTAAAAATAGATTATTTACACATAGATGCAGATCATTCTTACGAAGGAGTAAAAAAAGATTTTGAACTGTACAGTACTATTTTAAATGATAACGGTATCATTAGTATTCACGACACTGATCAAAGTTATCACGATAACTATATAGTCACTGATGAAATAAAAGAAAAAGACTATCAATCATTTGATGGTCCTGCAAAGTTTATAAAAGATATTCCTGAAGGTTGGAAAACTTTCAATCTTTTTAACGAAGGAGTTTTAAAAGGAAAGCCTTCTTCTACTGGAATAACACTTTTGCAGAAAAAAGTTTGATATTACATTATTTTTTATTATATTAACATATGAGTTTTGATACAGAAAAAGTTTTACTAGAAGAAAGAAAGGTAAAAGCCTTAGAAAAAATAGCCTCTAATCTTGATAGTCTTAGTTTATGGTTTGAAGAAATCGATAAAGAAGAATGGAGTGATAGATTAGCATGGTACCTTTCTCTATGGAAGGAAAAATACATAGGAGAAACAGATGAAAAAACTGGGGATAGTAGTTCCATACAGAAATAGACCTAATCAACTATCTCAGTTTAAACAAGCCTTAAAAGATTTTATTTCAACACCTTATCACCTTATAGTAGTTGAACAAACCGACAATAAGGAGTTTAATAGAGGAAAGTTACTTAATATAGGTTTTTTAAAAGCAGAAGAACTAGGTTGTGATTATGTAGTATTTCATGATATAGATATGTTACCTATATCTGCTGATTATTCTTACAGTGATTATCCTGTACATCTTATTACTGATTTAAAGTTACCACCTGGTATTAAAAGAGATTTATTCGATAACTACTTTGGAGGAGTTACTCTTTTTCCAGTTAACGTTTATAGACAGATTAACGGTTATTCTAATAACTATTATGGATGGGGGTTTGAAGATGATGATGTATTCTTGCGTTGTGTAGAAAATGGAATAGATATAAATACTAAAACTATACCTCAATATACAAGAAATAACGTTGGATTGGAGTTTAACGGTAAAGATAGTTTTGTTGGTATAAAAAATACATTAAAATCTTCAAGAAACTTTTCTATATTTACATCATTTGACTTAAATAAAATAAACAGTGTAGAAAAAGAAATAACAGATAACAACTCTATTTTTAGTATACCTGGTTTTGATACTACTTTAGCTGTTAACTCATTTTTTGATATTTACTTTCAGTTCTGGAAAAAAGATTTAGGTAGTATTTCTATAACAAGTAAACTTTTTCCACAAGGTCATGTAAATGCATTAGTTACTGTTAATAACACAACAACTCCATTAGCTACATTATATGTAAACGGTATTAAAGTAGGAAGTAATGGTTTCGATAAACTATCTCTTATTCAAAAAAGTAGTATGTTATATTTAGGAGTAGGAGATCCTAATAGAGAAGAAAAAAATAACTGGTTTAAAGGTACAATAGATAGATTTGCTATTTTTGATACTGATTTAAACGAAAGAGCATCACTTCATCTAAGTTCTTGCACTGATCTTACTCTTTTTAATAAGAAGTATAGTGAAAATATTAAACATTATTATGAAATGTTAAACGTAAATGGTAATACGTTAATAGATTTAGCAGGAGATAACCACGGATATATTCATAACTGCAATCAAATATATACACCAGTACAAAAAGATATTAAAAAACCATTACCCCACCGTAGAAAAGGGGAGTTTAAAGTATTACCACATAAAGAAAACGGATATAAAGATGGGTATTGGATAAACTGGACTAGTAGAGAAAATCAACTTAGATATTTACGTAAATACTATGAAAATAGATCAGATTACCAAAAAGACGGTTTATCTACTTTAAAATATACAGTACGTAATAGTTTTAATAACGGTAACTACAATCATTTAGAAGTAAAACTATGAAGTTAGGAGTTTGTGTACCATATAGAAATAGAGAAGAACATTTAAATATGTTTATACCAAGGGTTGGTAAACATCTTAAGGAACAAGGTATAGAGTTTCAAATGTATTTTGCTCATCAAGTAGATGATAAACTTTTTAATCGAGGTGCAACAAAAAATATAGCTGCAAAACATGCTTTTGAAGAAGGATGTGATTATGTAGTATGGCATGATATAGATATGATACCTGAAAAAGGAGTAGATTATTCTTACCCTAAAGATACTCCTATACATATTGCTACTAATATCTCACAGATGGACTATGGTCTTAAGTATCATGAATATTTTGGTGGGGCGGTTTTATTTTCAAAGGAACAGGTAGAAGCTACTAATGGTTACTCTAACGACTATTGGGATTGGGGAATGGAAGATGATGATCTTTTTTGGAGATGTCATTTAGAAGGTTTTACTAATGATACTTATTTAGATGTTCCTTTTACCAAAAGACGTTACTTATCTTTCGATGGAGATCGTTCATGGGCTAGATTACCTAATAATAGAAACTTTAAAAACTTTACTTCATCTTCTCATACAGTATCTATTTTATGCAGAGCATATCAACTTCCAGATAAAATACCAGTTCATTTAATAGGTTCTAAAGAAACACCTTTTGTAGAGTTTCCTATATTAAGAATACCAGGTTATGATTACGGTATTTCTTTTAATAACTCTAGAGCTTTAACTTTACAGTATTGGAATAGTTTTAATCAACATAACTATATGTGGTTAAAGAGATACGAAGGTCAGTGGAGTTGGGTTACTGTTGTATTTGATAATAGTAAAAATCTTAGTCATTTTTATCTAAATGGTACAGAAGTTGACAGTAAAGCTGGGCATGGTAGTGAATCTCCATGGAAATATTCTGGTAAGTTAAAATCTTATGGATTAAAACGAATATATTTAGGAACTACACCATCATATGGTGAAAATGATCCTGCTAAATTTTTTAAAGGAGATATTGCAGATTTAAAAATATGGAATCGTGCTCTGTCTAGTGAAGAAGTAAGTTTATTACATAAAGAGATACCTACAGATGGACTTATTTATAAGTACAATATAGATATGTTAGAAAAGTTTGATACTAGAGAGGTTTCAGAAGAAGTTATAGTTCCTAACTCTATTATTCCTCATAGACGCCCCGGTAGATTTGAATGTTTACCTCATAAAGACGAAGGTTTAGTAAATGGTAAATGGGTAAAAGGTGAAACTACTGCAAGAAACGAAAGAAGATACGTTTTAGAAATGAAAAAGGTACCTGGGAATATAAAAATGATGGTATTAAACAAGTAAAGTATAAACTAATAGGAGAAGATAAACTTACTCCTTGGGCTAAAATGTTAAATATAGAGTTATAATGGCGAACTTAGTTACAGTAGTAGGAGAAAATACTCATTTACTCCCTCATATGTTAAAACATTATGAAGATGTTATAGATAAAGCATACGTAGCGGTATATCGTCAAAGTGATGATGATGGTATATTAGAAGAAATAGAAGAGTTAGGTATAGAACCATTTATGGTTTTTACTGAACCTAAATATAACTGGAATAGAGTTACAGAGATATACAATACTATTAAACAGACTAAACCTAATGACTGGTGGATAGTAGCTGATGATGACGAACTACAAGTATATCCTGAACCAATAGACGATATAATAAAGAACTGTGAGAGATACGGATATGATTTTGTTACAGGTGGTTTTTTAGATCGTATAGGTATAGATGGTACTTTTCCTGAAGTTACTAGAGATACAAATATTCATAAAGCTTTTCCATTAGCTGGATTTTTTAGATACCCAATGTCTGGCGCATGTCCTAATAAAGTAACTTTAATGAAAGGACATCAGAAAGTATCTTCAGGACAACATTATGCTACATTTAACGATGGAACTAATAGCTGGGGGACTGGTCATGCTAGAAGAATGCCTGTAAATGAAATATTTACTCAAGTGCATCATTTTAAATGGGATAGTACATGTATTGAAAGGATAAAAAAAGTAGCAGATAACAAAAAAGACTATTCTTTTTCTGATGAATATAAAGTTATGTATGATGCTATTAAAGATTCTGGTTGGAAAATAGATGTAAGCAATCTTAAGTTTTTAGTCGAAAATATGAAAGAACTTTCTTGTATAGGGTATAACGATTACCCACATTGGGATACCTTAAAAGATAAAATAGTTACAATATAATATGGGATCGTATAATAGAAGAATATTTCTTGGATATGACTTACCTCTGATTGAAGAATGTACCTTTAACAATGAGCATAACAAATACTCTATTATGCTACCAGTTATTCTTCGTAATAACGAATGGGGTAAAACAATGAATCAGCATTTTAAAGTTTGGGATTCAGGTTATAGTGATGCTGAAAGAGAGCTTAGTATAAAGTTTCCATTATCTCAAGAACAACTAAGTAACTTAGATAAAATAGTTCAGGAAAAAATAAGTTTGTTTAACTATGGTTTTCTTCATCCTAACTATATTTTTGTTAGAAGACATTATTTAGATTTAATCGATAAAGGTATTAAGTTTCTTGTTCCTTCCCCAATATATAACGAATCAGTAACAACAGTAAACTTAAATAAAATAGAGCTTCCAAAAGTACTTGTTGATTATATAAAGGAAGGAAATGCTAAAATACTTTTTTATCAAGATTGTGAAGGGTTTTTAAATAGTTTAGGAGACATAGATTGGTTCGAATCTTTTATATATAAGTTTGATTTAGAACCTGATCAAGTTATAGTTGAAAGTGCAAACTATAAACTAGGAGATGTTATAGAAAAATGGGAGATTAAACATAATAAAAAAACTAGATTTAGTTTTGGAATAAATAATCAGTTTGAAGAAGCATTTTGGTTTACAAAAAATATGTACAAACAAACTGTGTGGGATAGAGCAGAGCATTATAAAAATTTTCATAAATTTTTAAATTATAGGCGTTACCATAACTCAACTAAACATTTTATGTGTTTAGCTAGAAGATTTTCTGCTGAAAGAGCAGCAATTTTTCATAAAATATATCATACTCCTATTTTAAGAGAAAACTGTATGTATAGTTTACTTAATCCTTACGGTGCTGATTATAACTACACAGAAATGGAGGTAAAACTACTACACCTATCAGAACCTTATCAGAATACTATTTTAGAATGGTTTAAGAAGTATTTTAACTATAAAGATGGATTTGCCTGGGATAGAACAGATCAATATGTAAACTGGGCTGGTGTATTACCTGAAGATCTTCATAGAGATGCTTTTGTAAATATCGTAATAGAAACACACCAACGTTCAAAAGATGACAATGAACTTTTCTTAAGTGAAAAAACATTTAGAGCTATTTACACAGCACAACCATTCGTTATATTTGGTAACCCAGGAAGTTTAAAGTTACTTAAAAAGTTAGGGTATAAAACTTTCGATGACTGTTGGGATGAAAGTTATGATGAACCAGGTCCTATGGAAGAACGTCTTAATAAGTTATTTAATACTATGGATTCAATAGTTAATCGTCCTTTAGAATATTGGAAAAGTATTTCAATAGATATAGAAAGTAGGTTAATACATAACTTTAATGTTTTAATGGATTTAACGAGAGTTAATGATCGTCATCAAAAACTGTATGAATATTTTCCACAAGATTTTAGCAAAACTAAGAAATGGGAAAGAACTATTTATAATAAGAAACTAATATAACTTTTTTTCGCCTATGAAAAAACTTATAGTAGGTGGATGCAGCTTTACTTATGAAGATTGGTGTTGGCCTGGACAAGTATATAAAGAACTAAAAGACGATTTAGAGTTAGTTAACGTTGCAATGGGATCAAATGGTAATGATCTTATAAAAAAAAGTATTGTTGCACAAGTAGAGAAAGAACTTGAAACTACCAAACCAGAAGACATTGTAGTAGGAGTAATGTGGTCAGGTCCGGATCGATGGAGCTTTCATTCAGAAGATAAGTTAAACGCAAATGATTGGGGCAAAAATGGTATTGTAGATAATATATACAACCCACGTAGTATTGTAGAAAACTATAACAAGTGGTATTTTATTAATGCATTTTGGGATAATGAACATTCTTTATTATACTACTCTACTTTTCATAGTAATATAGGTAGTATTATAAACACTTTAGAATGTATTATATTTCTTCAACTTTATCTTGAGTCAAAACATATTCAATATTTTATGACTACATATTTAGACATATTTAATACTTCACTTTTTGATATAGATGTAAAAAATAATCCAGAAACTGGTTACCTTTACCAAAATATTAACTTTAAGAAGTTTTTACCAGTAGAAGGATGTTACGAATATTTAAAGAAAAATTATCCTGAAGGAGTACCAACCGGTAAAGACAACCATCCTTTTCCATCAGGGCATAAATATTTCGCAAAAAATGTAGTAATACCTTTTATGTTGAATAATAACCTAATAGAAAATTATTTAGTACAACCAAAAAAGTTAATATAGTTAAAAAAATGAGATTAGTAGTAGGAGGAGATAGTTACACTTATGGACATGGGCTAAAAGACTGTATTGTAGATGGATTTAAACCTGGCCCGAACCCTAGCAAGCTTGGATGGCCTAATAAACTAGCTACTAAGTTAAATGTACCAGTTAAGAATCTTGCTAAGCCTGGTCACGGTAATGACTTTATTATTAATCAATTTTTATCTAATGATTTACATAAAACTGATATAGTTATTATACTTTGGTCTTTTTATACTAGAGAAATGTTTTTTAACGAAACCAAAATAACTCACTATGGAGAATGGCATGAAGATTTTATGCGAAATAAGTTTACCTATTCTAACGCTACAGATAGTTTTTTAAAAAATATAATCAATATATCTACATTTACTAGTTATTTAGTTTCTAAATCGTTAAAATTTTATTATATTTTTCTAGAACCTCCTGTTCATGTGGAGGTTTATAATAGGTACAATAAACTTAAAGACAGGCTCATTAAAAATATTGCACCGTACGATATATCTAGCAAAACATTAGCATGTATGGTTGAAAATGATTCAAAAAAAAGATATCCTTTAGCTGAAGACGGAAATCACCCAGGAGAAGAATGGCATGTAGATTTATCGGATTTAATTTTTACAAATATTTATAAAGACACAGTGAAGTTAATATGAAAGTAGGTTTTATTGGAGTTGGAAAACTCGGCAGAGAATCGGCAGAAGTGATGGCCGAAAAACATGAAGTTATAGGTTACGACGTAACAGAAGTATCCCCTGAAAACTTTGAAATGGTACCTACGATTAAAGACGTATGTCAAGATCGTGAACTTATCTTTATAGCAGTACCAACACCTCATCATCCAGATTATGACGGACGTTATCCAACGTCTCATTTACCTAATAAAGATTTTGATTATACAATAGTTAATAATATATTAGAAGAGGTCAACAAATATGTAAATAAAGATCAGCTTATAGTACTTATATCTACAGTTTTACCTGGAACCATAAGAAGAGAGTTTATAGATAGAATACCAAATGGTAGATTTATTTACAACCCTTATTTAATAGCAATGGGTACTGTAAAATGGGATATGGTAAATCCTGAAATGATTATTATAGGTACTGAAGATGGTACTACTACAGGAGATGCTAAACTATTATTAGAGTTTTATGAAACGTTTATTACT